CCAATTTAGAAAGATGACTACCAAAGATATTCCAAAAGTTACACGAATATTGGAAAAATATTTTAAGGAATTCAAAGTTGCGCCCCACATTGATAAAGATTGGGTCAAACATTGGATACTCCCAATCCATTCATATGTGAATGACGAGACCGATGATTTCATCTCCTTCTATGAGATCCCATATGATCGTGTAGATGGCACAGATACCGTGAAGCAAGTGTACGCCTTCTATATGGTTGGCGATGTCTACAACGACGCGTTCATTCTTGCGAGAAATCAAGGGTATGATGTGTTCAATACTCTAGACATAGGACAAAAGGACTATGACCTAGAGAAACTGAAGTTTATTCGGGGAAGTGGACACGTCTATTATTATTTATTCAACTGGCTTCCATCATCTGTATTCGGTTCGGAAGATATACAACTTAAATTGCCATGAGTTTCAAGTCGTTCGCGTATAAGCTTTACATATTCCTCATTAAGTTCAACAGCCACAAATGGAAGACCTAATTCTTTAGCAGCTATACATTCACTCCCAGATCCCGCGAACGGCACAAAAACGAAGCCATTCTCTGGATCTTGTTTACACGATTTTAGGAGTTTCTCGCATAGAGCAAGGGGTTTTTGTGTTGGATGATTTACTCTTTCATTTTTACCGGCGCCACCAGCAAGTGCTGGGATTTTAATGACATCCCTTGGCAGTGCACCGGCTGGATGAGCTGTATATGTTGTAGTCTTTTCCCCATTTGAAAATCGCCCCTTTGTCGCCTTTCTTTGTTTACCCGCAGCACCTTTCACAAAACCATCTGTGTATGGTTCCCTGACATCATCTCGGTGAAAGACCTTGTCATCCTTCCACAAAACAATTATACTCTCATGTGATCTTTGCCAGAAACGGAGAGAAGGGACATTTTTATTTGTATAGTGCCAAACTAACCATCGTCTATTTATATTTTGTGGAATTCTTGATAATATCAACGCCAATATCTCACTGAAACCATAAATAAACATTGTACCATCCTTTCTTAATATGCGTAGACACCCCTCAATCCATTCATCACACCAACGAAGATATTCATCCATGGGTTGTTTGTCGCTTTTGTTTCCGAAGTCTTTCCCTATATTATAGGGTGGATCGGCTATAACAATTTGAGCACTTTCATTATTTAAGGTCCTAAGTGTTTCCAAAACATCACCGTGGATTACCGTCATATCATATAAGTGAATTAAAGTTTTAAGTCTATTGAGATGTATGACACACGACGAGGATACACCGGATGAGCTTCTTTCAATTATAAAAGATTTGACGACTGTGATAGAAAAAAATATAAAAGCTTTTCATAATTTACTTTGTCAACCTATTACTGGAACTATATGGGAAGAACTTTTATCGAAATCTTTTAATGAAATGGGGTATCAGACAACGTGGAAACCGGATAATTCACATAAGATTGGTGAAGATATGAGAATTGTTTCACTTGAAAATTCAAGAATATCATGTAAATCCGGTGTCATTACACATAACCGAACACATAAATTGGGTGAATGTGTTCAGTTCAGCTCTTCAAGAACTACAAGTTTTAAAACGTTGGAAGAAAAGTTGGATCATTTGAGCAAAAGACATTGTGATTATCATTTCATGTTATCGAAGGGTGACAAGTTTGACGGTACATATAAACTACTTATAATTAAGGCTGATAATTGTAACGTCGGGGATCTGGAATGGGAACCAAATAAGAATGGAAAGCCTGGTGACTATGTGAGTAGAATTGGTGGGCCATTTAAGGCTACTATAACTGGATCAATGAGTGGACAATTGTGGGTAACATTACCCTTGTCACGCGTGGAATATATTTTTGACATTGGAGTTCCTAAGTAAAAGAAATGAAACCAGATGTTCATAAGATGGAAGAGATCCGCCGAAACCATAACAATGCGAAGAGGGAACTCATACAGAGTGTCACTAGGGAGGGTAGTCAGATATTAGATGTTGGGTGTGGTTTCGGTGGTGATCTTCAAAAGTGGCACAAGTGTGGGGCAAATATGAGTATGTGCGACCCAGAGCCATCAGCCCTCATAGAGGCCAGGAGTCGCGCGAAAAACATGCATATGAGGGTGAACTTCTATGAAGGGGATATTCATAGTTGCCCCAATAGAAAGTTTGATATTGTGTGCTACAACTTTTCACTTCACTATATATTTGAATCACAGGGAAAGTTTTTTAGTTCTTTGAGGGAAATCAAAAAGAGAATGAAACCTGGTGGACGTCTTGTAGGGATTATACCAGATTCAGAAAAGATCACATTTAGAACACCTCTCCAAGATGATATGGGTAACTTCTTTCTTATGAAGACCCACGGCAATGGTGGTTACGGCGAAAAGTTGTATGTACACCTGGTGGATACCCCATTTTATGCCGATGGACCCAAAACAGAACCAATAGCCTACCGCGACCTCCTCGTCACACACTTGGAGGAGATGGGATTTACATTAGAATTGTGGGAGGGTCTCACAGGAAATCCAATCTCAGAACTGTATAGCAAATTTATCTTTGTATATAAGAGATGATCGCATTCATTGTATTGATCCTCGTCAACCTTTGGATACTCTCCCAAACTAGGGAACCCCAGGAACTCACCGAGGTCAAGGAGAAGTACCGCATCCTCCGTGAACACATTGCGTCTACAGGTCACCCCAAATATCAAATGTTAGTTCGTTGTGTACCACTCACGGGATTTATCACCATGAATGATACTGTTGGCTACAATACAAACAAAGGACAAGAAATTGCTCTATGCCTGGATGGTAAGCCAAATGAAATATTCCACGTTCTCATACACGAATTGGCACACTGTACAGTTGATGAGTATTCCCATTCAGATCAGTTCTGGAATAATTACCTTGAACTTCGTGACATGTGCGTGGAGTTGGGTATCTACGAAAAGATCCCTGAACGAACCAAGTTCTGTGGACAACACGTTCAGGATAAATAATCTTCTTGTCCTACATTAAATGAAGACGCCATTTAACGTTTTGATTATGGTTATAGTCTATTGGCTTGGTGTGTATGGAGTAACACTTATTCCACACATGACTAATAACTATGTGGTAAATCTTGTATGGCTCACTGTGGTTATACCAAATGTGTTGCGTCTCATTGTTGGTAGCATTCCAAGACTCGCGGTAGATCGTCTATTCTTTTTGACGTCAAGTCTCATTGCGTTGATCATTACATATGGTATCAACCTCATAATGGGTGATACGAAGGATGCGATAAAAGAGTATGGGAGTGACAAAAGCAAGACACTTAAGTTGAGTGCCTTGCTCATGGCGGCGTTCACCGTAGGAGCTTTGATTACCTATTATTCGGGTATTGATAACTCAATCTATTCAAATATGGGTTGGGAGTCAAATCAGGGCTTCACGATGTAATCCTTCACCATGTAGAAGACCACAGCAGCAACCAAACCGGTTGAAGCCAAGCCCACCATGCTTCGGCTTCCCTGTTCGTTAAGGAACTTGGGAATTGAAGTGACAAGCTTGTCTTGAACTGGCTTAGACACCGCGAGAGCCGCCGCGAGACCCGCAACAAGGGCAATCATTTGATCGTCCGTGAGGTTGAGTGGGTTCTTGCTTTCCGGTACCGCCTCCTTTTGTGGCATCGCATACGCACCCTGAGGTTGTGGGGCTGTCATTTGTGGCATCATGCCTTGCATCCTGGGCTCTTCCATCATCATTGGTGGTTCCATCATGAGATCATTAATTGGGGTGGAGTCCATCGTCTGTTTATTTTCACTCACATTTTTTTCAGGTTGTGAAAACGCTTCCTTATTCACAAACGAAGTCGATCGACTGTCATTGAGTGGTACCATTCCATCACCATTGTCTGCCAGGTTCAAGGTGTTAATATCCGTAGACATTTAGTATAGTCCTATGTTTTTGAGTTAGAGATTTCACACAATTATACTCTAAGAATGAATAAATATGTTCATCAACCAATGATAACATACATTGGGAATAAGAGGAAACTTGTGAATACAATTGAAGACGTTGTACAGAGACTTCAACCTCAAACGTGTGTAGATGCGTTCTCTGGATCTGGAGTTATCTCAAGAATGCTGCTGGGTCACTCTAAAAAATTGTATGTAAATGATCTTGAACTTTATTGCGAAATTCTCTCAAAGTGTTTTTTGGTGACCCCCTCATGGGCTGATACAGATGATATTGTTCATCATATTAATGAAATGAATAGATGTCCAGATAAAGTTGGTTTTGTGACTGATATGTATGCGTCCCAAGAGAGACAGTTTTATACCCCCGAAAATGGGAGGAGGATTGATGGAATGTTGGAATATATTGAGAAGTGTGTTCCGGGACACCTTAAACCATACTGTCTCGGTTCACTCCTGGTAAAGGCAAGCATTCATACAAATACTTCTGGAGTCTTCAAGGGGTTTCACAAAGGTGGTTGGGGTGGTAAAGGTGGACACGCCCTGGACAGAATCACGAAGAGGATTGAAGTTGAATGTCCTGTGTGGTTTGAACCTGCTCGGGAAGTTGAGGTGAAGCGTCAAGATGCCTGTGACTTCTTGAGGGAGCTCCCCAAAGTGGATCTCATTTATTTGGATCCACCCTACAATCAACATCCATATGGATCAAACTATTTTATGCTTAACCTTATTTGTACCAATGAGCGACCTCATACAGTTTCAAAAGTATCAGGTATCCCCGGGGACTGGAACAAAAGTCAGTACAATTATAAGAACAAAATTAGGGAAGCTATGGAACTTACCTTGAGACTCGCGACTGAGAAAGCTAAACATACCTTGGTGTCCTACAATAATGAGGGGTTCATTACCCCAAATGAATGGGAAGAAATCCTAAAACCATATACATATGAAAAAATTGAGATTGACTATAGTTGCTACAAGGGTGGGCGTAATCTAAAAAATCGTCCTAAAAAAGTTACAGAGTTTCTCTTCATCATCTCGTCTTTGTAATCTTGAGGTTCGTCTTTTTAGTTGCCTTCTTCGCGTCGTCCTCCTTCTGATCCAAATACTTTGGGTTGTACATCTTACTATGCAGTTTCCAGAGGTTGGGACTCCCAACTCTAAACCCAGTCCTAACTTTAGCCTTGTACCAAAACACACAATCAGTGATCTTATTAGACTTTACAGTATTGTCTAACACGAGGCACTCATAGTTCTCCGTACACGCATCCATCACCTTTGAAAACATATCAAAGCTGGGGAAGATACCAAAGAATGATTTGTACAACTTTTCTCTATTCTGGATGATATTCTCCCTGAGTATAAACACATAGTCAACATTAGCTCTCAATGCTGGAGGTAAATCCATAACATACTGCATTGTAAGCATAAAGAAGATGTTGTAGTGCCTACCATTCATAAAACATTGGCGAATACACGTGTCTTTGAGAAACTTTGAGTCATACATACAATCATCAAGGAGCATGAAGGCACCATTATATATACTTTTGCCCTTTGTTCCTACTATCTTTCTCTGTCTGGTTATAACCCGCTCTATAGCATCTCTATCGTATTCACCATACACAAAGAGGTCTGGAATAAACTCACCATAAAAGTGATTACCCTCTTCTGTCCCTGAT